CGGTATAGCTACCGTCGGGCTTGCTGAGCGTGCCGGCATCCGACTTGCCCGACGTGGACGCAATGGCATAGTCGATGGCTCCCGTGGCTTGATTGACGGTGACGTTCACTTTCCACCAGTAGTTGGAGCGGGTCTCCGCAGACAGGTGGGGCAGCTTGGTGAGATTGGCCGCAACGCCGTCATCGCCAAGAGCAATGTACGCGGCCTTATCCTGGCCGCGCGACTCAATCTTGACGTCGCCCAGCTGCAGGAAGTTCCTGTTGCCCGAGCGGCCTGTCGAAGCTCCGGGAGCCCACACGGCCTCGAACGTCAGGATGGAATTGGCCGTAGGCGCAATGGTCACAGTGGAAGAGCCACTGCCGTTTTTGGGAGAGGTGTACTTGATGGCCTTGCCCTCCTCAGCCCAGGTCTCCAAACCGTCCGAGCTGCTGATGGCCCCAACCTCTTCGGTCGTGAGCGTGCTGCCCTCGCTGGTTGTCCATGCCTCGGTCTCAAGTGCAGTGCCCGTGGGTGTGCCATTGTATATTTAATTTTAATTATTATTTTTGCATTCGTTAACAACATCAAGGAAGTGGAGTAAGACCGATGTGCCATTCGTCATAAGACAGTAGATTATGTTCTGCCCCCACTCCTTAACATCCGAATCCGGACAGTTCATTGGGCTTTGACCCCGCATTTGCAATGATGGCTCCAAGATGTTTCGATGTTGCATTGTATTATTCAATTCATTATTGTTATGACTTACATTGGTATCGACGTCAGCAAGGACACTTTCGTTGTTGCTTATTCTCCAGACAAGAACAGCAAGACGAAGACGTTCAAGAACACCACCAAGGGTATTCACGAGTTCATCCAGACCATCTCCAAGGAGGAGCACCATTGTGTCATGGAAGCGACAGGTAATTATAGTGCTCTGCTTGTCTATCTGCTCTCTGAAGCAGGTATCACAACAAGCCTGGAGAATCCGTTCAAAGTGAAGAACTTTGCCCGTGCCATGCTGTCCACCGTCAAGACGGATGAGATTGATGCCCGTCTGATTGCTCTCTATGGAGAGAAGATGCAGCCTGCACCATATAAGCTCCGCAGTGATGCCATCCTCACCCTAAAGCAGAAACGTACAGTCATTCGCCAACTCAAAAAGCAGCTCATTGCCACAAGAAACCTCAAAGGCTCTCTGGAGGCACTGCCGTTCTTTGATGCCAAGTGCAGAAAGTCGGTTGAAAAGACCATTGCCTTCCTTGAGAAGCAGGTTAAAGACCTTGAAGAGGACCTTTCCTGTCTTGCCCGCTCCGAGTACAAGAAGCAGATGGATCTGCTCACCTCCATAAAAGGCATTGGCGTCACCCTTGCCGCTGCACTCATCATGGCTACCGGCGGCTTCACTTACTTTGATAATGCCAAGCAACTTACCCGTTATCTGGGATTGTCACCCACATATCAGCAGTCCGGTACTTCAGTCAATTTCAAAGGTCACATTAACCGCAACGGAGACTCTTCCTTGAGGAGTCAACTCTACGTGGCGGCATTCTCCTCGCTAAGATGCAATACCGAGTGCAGAGCCTGTTACGACCGTTTGCGGTCTAATGGCAAGCCAGGGAAAGTAGCTGTCATTGCCGTAGCAAATAAACTCATTCGACAGGCTTTTGCCGTGGTCACTCAGGAGAAACCCTATGTCGATGGCTATGTTTCTACATTGAAATCTGCTCCTGCATCCTCGGAATCGAGTAAAGGATAAAATCTAATACCTGAAAACACCGAGGGGATTGGGGGAGAGTAGCCCCCATGATAATGGAAAGCGTGTTAAAAACACTTAACCATATTCAATTTTCTTATTACAGTTCATAAGTTGTTGCCTCCCTGTTGGCATAAAGGTTGCCAATTAGAAGCAAAATGGATTGTTTGACAGATGGTGGCAGTGAACCACCATCTGACATTTTGCTTAGAACAATGCCAACATTCTTTTCAACTGCATCTTCTGCAACCTGAACAAGCGAGCTGATATAAACATCATCATCCTTGAAGGATTCATCAATGTTCAAATGTTTCTTTGCTTCTTCTACTGTTACATACATTGTTCAAAAAACTTACCTGTAATTATTCAAATCACTTAATCACCTTCTTGGCAAAGGCAGCAGTCCTGCGTGGCTTTGCGTCAAAGTAGGCATTGATAACAAGCCTTATCTTTCCGTTTGCAGCTTGGGTGTATGGATCAACTGTCAAATCGATGCCGCCCCATTGACCAATAACATAATCTGCAAAATTGCCGAGAACCATACCATTGGAAGTGCAAGCAGAAGTGCAATAAACCTTGATGCCGTCAATCTCATCACCATCCATAAGATAGCCTTGCACACCCGTGTTCTTTAATGTGGTCTTCAAAACAGACTTGGTGTTGGGTGCAACAACAAAAGCAAGATTGCCCGTTACATTTGCACTTTCAAGTGATTCCTCCATAGCAACAATACCCTTGTAGTTAATTGGGGCAGAATCCGCTGAAACGCCGTTGAAAAGTCCTTCAGGTTTCTTGGCACTACCTGTTTCAGAACCAAGGATTGTGGCTTCCAATTTATTGGAGATTGCCCTAACAATGTCGTTCTTCAACATTTCCTCCGCTGATACTGAATCTTGAATAAGGAACTGTTTTGAAATGTCAAGATAAGCTGTCAGTCTCTTTGGCTCCAAATTAACCTCACTGAAGGTACCTGCACCATCAGCGGCTGCATCAACTTCACCTGCCCATCCAACGTTTGAACCACTGTAAACAGGGATTGAAACATTCCCAACAAGACCACTCATATAAGTGGCACCTGCCTGTGCCATCACCAAATTGGCCCTAAGTGGCTCCAATACATTAAGTTTGTCTTCAGACACAATTTCTTGGCCTTTTGTTGCAGCACCTGCCAAAATTTCGCCTCTTTCCTCAACGGGCAATACAATTTGGCCGCTGTAAGATTGGCCCGCCTTTCTCATTTCGGCAATACCTGCTTCTATCACTTCCTTGCTTCTTTCGTCAAGATTTCTATTGTTGGCAACGTCATTGATTGCCTTCAATAAAGAAAATTTCTCCATATTTCTTTCTTGTTTGATATTTTTGTAATTTTTATTTTTTAAAGCCTCTTGAAGATTTCTGATTTCTTCCTCACATTCTGCAATCTCTTGACAAATTTGTGTGTACTCATTCTCTTCTTCTTTCGTCAACTTCCTATCCTCTTTTCTTCCATTTTGGAGAATGGCATTTGCCCTTATGGCAAGTTGTTCCCTTTTGTCGGTTAGTTCCAATGTATCAACCATTTAATTTATCTTTTAGTTCCTGATAATAAATATCAAGTAATTTTGATTTATTCAATTCTTTTTCCTTTAATTCTTCCAAGCCCCTTGTGTTTACACTCGTTGCACTGTAAGCAGGATGATAAACGGGCGACACATCATAGATTTCCTTGAATTTTAAGATTCTTCTAAGATATGTGCCGTCATTCCTTTTCTCCCACTTGTCTTCACCTATTGCAAAGGCAAAACTTGAACTGTCAATGTCGCCCCTTTTAAGCCCTTCCAAAAGTTCGTCACCCAACGCGGTGTTCGGTGCGTCAAAAGAGTATTTCAACCCCTTTTCGTCAACATACAAGGCAAGGCTGCCTTGTTTTTTCCTCCATCTTGCCAACACTCCCCTTTCCTCATTGTGGTTCAAAAGGCAAAGCACGTCTGATTTTTCAAGCACGCCATCCAAGGCGTTTTTGTCAATGGTTTCAACAAAACCGCCCAAATCATTTGATTCCGAATCAAAAACCAAGGCATAACCCTCAACGCTCCTTTCGGTTGAAGGTGCTATCATTGGTTCAAAATTGTTGTTTCTTATCTCTTTCATATCAAGTTGTTTGGTTGCTATCCTTTTCTTCTTCCGTTGTTTTATTTACTGCATTGTCCAATGTCTGCACGTTCACTTGAACAAAAGTTCTGTCGCCGTCTTCAATCATCGGCAAATCCAATTCCCGTCTTATCTCGTTCGGCGATATTGCACCGATTTGGAAGAGGGTGTTGTAATAGTTGGCCAAGGATTGCTTATCGGCCCTTAGAAGGGCACTTGTGTCAAATCTCACATCAATGCTGTCCTTCTCGCTTGGTTTGAACAATTTTCTTTCAAACTCTTCCTCAAATTTTTCCAGCAGTGGCTGTAGCGTATCAGTGAGGAACGCAAGCTGCATTTGTTCAATGGTGTTGTAACTACTTTTTGATAAATCAAATGCTTTCACGGGTGAAACACCAAAGAACCTGCAAATGTCAATCACGTTGTATTGTCTTGATTCCAACAACTGTGCATCCGCAGGATTTACTGTAACTGATTGGAAATCAAGATCGGCATCAAGAATGGCCACGCCATTGGGTTCACCGTTTTGCCCGAATGCTTGATTCCAACTTTCTTTCAGATGCCTTTTCTTGTCAGGTGACAAAGAAGTATTTGCCTTCAGTATTCCTGCCAAATTGGCACCACCTTTAAAAAAACCTTGCGCATTTGCTTCTGAATCAAGTGCAAGCCCCAATGTGTTCTTTGCAAATCTTAATGTACTGATTCCTTCAATGCCGTCAACGGTGTAATTCAGTATATGAACCATATTGCAGGCTTCAACGGTTTTATTGAAACCAACAACAGTATAACTTATCTGTCCACCCATTTTTGTTGGCTTGTTGATTGTCACCAAAGCACTTGGAATGTAGTGGAGTGCCACACAATTGCCTTTGTTGTCCCTTTCGATGTAGGCAAAGGCATTTCCGCTTAAAAGCATTTGGGACATCATCAAATGGATGAATGTGAACCTGCTCATATTCTTGTTTGGTTCTTTATTCAAGACCCTGTAAGTTGAATGTTTTGTGAATTTCATCTTGTAACCGTTGGAATCAACCTTGTATGGCTCCAAAGGGAGCTGTGCTGCACTGTCAGCTATAACACACACACACCTGTAAACAGTGGAAAGCAACATTGCCTTGCTGTCACTGTAAGCGGTTGAGACGTTGTAAGACAGGTAATCGCCAAACGCGCTTCTCTCTTCAATCGGTTCCTTCATTTTCTTATTTTTGTTCCAAAAAAAATTCATAAAAAAATAATTGTATTTATATTATAAATATTTCCGAATTGTCAAAAGGATTGTTCAGGTAGCCACCCAAGGACATTATCATTGCAACGACACCATCGATCTTTTTCATCTGCAACCGTTTGACGGGCTTGACGTTGCCGTTCCAATCTTCTTTCAGTTCAACGTTCCTAAAGCACCATCTTGTGATTTCATTGTTGTCAATCACAACCTTTCCACTCAACATCAGTCTTTCCAATTCTTTTGTAGGTTGGTTGAAGTTTCCGATTGTCTGACTGTATTCCTGCAACGGCAGACCTTGTTCAACAGCAGCAATGGCCCACTGCGTGGCGTTCCACTTGTCATAATTTACACATTGAATCTGTATGGTTTCAAAGACCTTCAGCATATCCTTGGTAATATAGTCATAGTCAGTCACATTTCCTGCCGTTATTGTCAAATCGCCACTGCGTTTCCACTTTTTGTAAAGTTCAGAATTTACATTGTTCTAAAGGCAACTTTCAGGCAAATAGTATTTGACCTTGAAATGATATTTGTCATTGTTCTTCACCAAATAACTCACCGCTGTAAGGTCGCTTGTCGCTGACAGGTCAACGCCAACATAGCAAATATTATCCTTGAACTTGGTTATATCGACATTTGAAGTACTGTTAAGTATTGTTGTGGACGAGAGCCATACATCAGCGGAATCACACCACATATTCAACGTTTTGGTCTTAACGCCCACCTCTTCACTTGGGTTGTTTTTTGCTGACTGTACTTGCTCACTGATAAATTTTCTTGAAACCGTCACGTCAAGATTTGGAGTGCATTTAATCCAATTATTTTCATCTGTCCAATCGTCCTTGTCATCCATACTGTATATTGCAACAAAAAGACTGTCATCTGTTTTTGCATTCTCCAATATTTCAATTGATGTACTTCTTAATTGATAACAGGGTTTTGACTTGTCAAAACCTGCTGTTGTAATAGTACATAGGTGAGGGTTTTCTCGCATACCCATCGATGACTTGATTACATCCCTTACCTTGCTGTTGGCGGCACTGTGATACTCGTCCACCAAGGCAAAGCTCGCGTTGAAACCGTCAAGTTTGGATGCATCAGCTGCAAATACCTTTAATTTTGATTTTGTTGGTAGAAAATCAATTCCCTTTAGTTTGCTTGTAAGGTATTTTTGTTTTGAATCTATCTGTTTGGCAAATTGAAAGCAAAATTCAAATGCGATTGTGGCTTGTTCTCGCGAATTTGCAGCCAAGTCAACTTCTCCGCCATTCTCATTATCCAAAATCAGGTAATAAAGGCACAATGCGGCCGCCAATGCAGTCTTGCCGTTTTTTCGACTTACTTCAATGTATGAATTGGCAAACCTTCTTGTGTCTGTTTCGGTCCAATACCATCCCACAATGTTGGCCACTATGAACTGTTGCCAATCTTGAAGTTCAAAATGTCTGCCACTATACCTTCCTTTAAAATGCTTGAAGATTCCAATGAACCTTATCGCCCTGTCAACAACGTCTTCATTGAAATATATGTCCTTTCGCTAAAGGTCTTTCTTGAACCTTTCACAGGCCAATTTAATGTATCTGCCTGTTGTTGTCTTGTTGCTCAACACGTCATCAACATATTGGTAATAACCTTTCATTATCTCAATTCCTTGCTTTCCTTGACAAATGTCTCCAATGGTGACAATTCGTCTGAATCAAGCATCTTCATTTTCTGTCTGTCCCTTGGGGTCAAGCCAAACTTTTCCATCAGTTTGATGCACTAAACTTCAGCATCGTTGGCTATTTTGATGACAGGATTTGGTATGACATTTCCCCTGCTGCCCTTGCTTGTCAGTCCATTTTTGCATATTTCCTTCGTGGCATCAATGAACAAACTGTAATTGACGGCAAGCATATTTAGTGCCGCATCATCTATTTTGTCAAGTTGGTTGTTTTCTTTCAAATGGTCATACACCCTTTTGATAAATTCCCTTGATTCATCGTTTATTTTTGTGATTAGTTTCAATTTCATTGTTTTTTCCTTTCAATCGATAGTTTGTTTAATTCATCTTGGTAATCAATGTACAATTGGCTGTCTTCCAAATTCCAAATACTTGCCAAATGTGCTATTCCCTAAGCATTGACCAAGGTTTCACCCATCATTCGGATCAGGGCCTCTTCCCTTAGTGAATTTTCTTTAATGAACTCTTCCATAATTTTACTTTCTGTTAAGTTACCCCATTAGGATTCAAACCCAAACTTGGAAGTTTAGAATTTCCCGTGCTAATCAGTTACACCATAGGGCATTATTTCCTTTATACTTTAACTATAAATAGGTTTTACAAAAGAAAAAATTACTTTTTTGGAGGATTTTTCTTTAAAAAGTCTTCCAAATCAAACCCATTCGTTCTTTTGTTGCCCTTATGCAATTCAGCGTGGTGCTTTCTACAAATACTCATCAGGTTGGATTCGTCAAATGCTTTTTCAAACTTGGCATCTCCCTAATAGTTACTGAAACTGTCCTTGTGATGGACATCTTCAGCCCCCTTGACAATTCCCAAGGCAAGACAAATTTCACACAAGGGATGTTTCATTATGTAGTTGTTCCTTAACTTTTTCCAAGTCTTGGACTGATAAATTTCATCCCTGTTGATTTTCTGTTGTGGCTTGGGATGCTTCTACTTTTCTGCTTTTTTCAAAAATGGCATAATTCTCAAATGTTACTTTCTCTTTTAAGTTTCTCTGTATGAACTTGTTTCCACCCTTGCCTTGGGATTGTCCATCCAATCGGTTTAAACGCCTTGAATCGCTTGGAAATGCCCTTAGATTGGATTTTACACTGCAACGCGGTATGCCGAGTTTAGGATTTTTACCACAACCTTCTCCTTTGCATCGTTGATGGCCAAAGAGGCGATTTTAAGCTCCACGTCATCAATTTTCCCATCCTTGAACAATTTTCGGTAGTGGTCTTTCATCTCTTTTTCCCTGTCATACAAATCCGACATACACTTGGAGTGATTCAACAAACAACACTCTTTGATGACAGCGTGGCCAAATTTGAAGTATCTTGCATTCGGGCCGTTTTCATCTTCGGTTGAAGTGTTGTTTGTTTCCTTGTCTTTGTCAAGACTTTGTTCAGAAATTGCGTTTAAGGGCATTTCCTTTGCCTCCAAGGCGTTTTCTCTGTCCGTGTGGGCAACTGTTAGGGCGACTTCATTTGAAGCCCTTAAATCAAAAATTTCATTGGTTGAAGAATTATTTTCATTTTGGTTTGTTTCTTCCATTTGGAATGTGGTTCTTTCTTCAGTTGGATTGTTGTCAGTCTTTTCAGTTGAAGTGATTTGATCTTCTGTGCTTTTGTCCTCTTTACCGAAAATCGAATCCAAGGCCAATTCCGTTTCCAAGTCAAATTCATCCGTTGGGTTCTCTTCTTCTGTATGGACACTCGCCAAGGTTGGATTGTTTGTTTGTTCTTCCATTGAAGTTTTGGAAAAAGGAATGCCATTTGCTTCTGTTGAAGGTTTTTCCTCGGTTGAAGTGTTGTTTTCAGTTGAAGGATTGTTTTGCTTGAGCGATTCAATTTCGCATTGAAGGGATTTCACACACTTTGCGGCATTGTCAAGCCTTCTGTTCAACCTTGCATTCTCTTGTTTCAGTTCCTCAATCTGCTGTTTGAAGTTTTCTTGCATTGAAGTGATCGTTTCCATCAGTGTGGAAATTTCAACGGAAGGGTTTTCTTTTTCAGGTAAGTTACTCATAGTAAAAGATCCTTTTTCTTTTAAAATAATTATTAATAAATTTAATATAATATCAATTTTTTCTATTATTTTATTTATATTATTATTTTTATCTTTTTCTTTATCTTCTTCTATATCTTTATCTTCTTCTATATCTTTATCTTGGCTAAAGTTTTTACTAAAGTTTAGGCTAAAGTTTTTACTAAAATCTTTAGTGTATTTCTTTAGTGTATCGTTTAACTCGTTGATTTCCAAATCATTAGAAAGGCTAAAGTTTTGATAGGCTAAAGTTTTTGTTTTACTAAAATCTTTAGTGTATTTCTTTAGTGTATCTTTTAGTATATTGTACTTTGATGGATGATGTTTCTTGCCGCTTAACCTTACTATCAACCCTTTTTCAATCAGTTTGTTTGCATTGGCTATGATGGTAGGTTCTGACAATTTCAAGACATTCATCAAATACTTGTTTTCAACATAGAAGAATCCATTTTCATCTTTCTTGTCAATGCCATTTATGTACATCAACGTTGCAAGAAGGTTCTTTTGATTTTTGGGCAAATCAATCCCCATTGGCAAAATGTCATTCGCCAATTCTTCAGTCATTTCAGTTAATCCAAATCTGTTTTCCATTTTAAGTATGTTTAAATTATATTATTTTTAATGTTTTGGAAAAAAGTTGGGAGTATATAAAACATACTCTCAAACTATACTCCCAACAAAAGGTTAAATTAAAATGTATCTAACCGAAAGACATAGCTTGCAATCAACGCCTTTCATATAATAAATATATTTTATTTTCAAAAAAACAAGATATTTGAAAAAATATTTTATAAAAAATATAACAAGAGTAGGAATTGAAAAACCAATTCAACAACCCTTGTTATATAAAACAAATAACAATAAAATAAATTTAATAATTTGTATTAATAAATTATATCAAATATAAATATAACCTCAAAACAAAAAAAGTTGGTAATGTTTCTATCACCAACTTTTTTATTATTAACTTAATATCATCATCAATGTTTCCATTATCTTTTGATAATCTTCAACATTTTCATCATTCTTTGCAATCAACTGTTTAAGAATCACAATGGATTCTACAATTGATTTTCTAATGACTGATTCTTTGAAATCTTCTTTCATAATTAAAAAAATTAATAATATTTTTGATAATTCAATTATATAGAAATTGAATTGGAATTCAAAATTATCTGTGTTAAAAAGTTAAAAATATTTTTGAAAAAACAGCTTTTCTTCAACCGCACAAATATTTATATATATAAAGCAAAAACAAAAATGAAAAACTTTGAAACTATAAAAAAAATACATTGCCCAACGGGCGGCACGACAGTGGATTGGCAATCAATAGAAATTGGCAAAAAAACTAATCAACACAAAACAAATGATTAAAATGAAAATAAACAAAATCAAACGGTATATCAATGTATTCACTGATAAATTCAGGATTAATTATGTTTCACTATACCTATTCACATTTTCAATCCTCAAATTAACGGGTATCATCAAATGTAGTTGGCTGTTTTTATTGTTGGCACTTTTATTTTAAAAATAATATAATTAAATTCTACAAATGAAATGGACGAATATGAATTGGCAGAATTAAAGGGAAGGGAAATAGTCGAAGAGCTGTTGGTTCAAACAGGAATAACGCTTATCAACTACACAACAGAGCGAAGAGCCAAAAATGATGGATTTTTCATTAACAAAAATAGAGAGTTGATTGGTTTTGAAGTCAAAAACAGAAGTGCTGAAATCAACAAATATTATAATACCTTTTATCTTGAAAAAACAAAATATGACTATATGGACTTTTTAAACAAAGGAATAACCCAAGACAATCTATATATAAATATTTTTGATGACGTGGTATATATTTTTAGCTTTAATGTCATCAAGAAAAAAATTGAAAAAGGTGAGTTAAGTATTGTGAACGTTCTATTACCAAGGGGAAACGTGGAACATAGAGAAGAATATAAATATAAAGAGTGTTATGCACTGCCAAAGGAATTTGGACATAAGTATTTAAAGAAAGACAAATGGATTAAAATCAATTGAATCAAATAAGAGCAACCTTAAAGATTGCTCTTATTTTTTTATGTTATTTTGCCTTTTGACTAATTTCTTCAATTATCTTTTGAAGTATTTTTGCCCTTTCCGCCAATGGCAAGTTCTTGTGATTATAAATTTCTTTGACTGTTTTCACATTAACACCCAATTCCATTAGTTTTCCGTGCTCCAACGTCAGCCTTTCCCATATTTGATAATTATCCATACCATCAATTTCAAGACCATTGACACCAAGCATCAGCAAGACCTTTTTCAATTCATCCTCTTCATTATTGTTTTGAGGTTTTGGTTCTTGTCGATTCTCAACTCTATCTCGTGACCTTTTCAAGCTATTGATTTCGTCCTTCTCTGTTGGATGTACATAATTTTTCTCAACCGTCACTGCATTATCACCAATCATTTTGCCAATATCTTCTAAACGATACCCTTCCCTTAGCTTTTTAGTTGCAAATGTATGTCTTGCAAAGTGGGTCGAAATAACATCGCATAATTTGTCAACACAAACAGTTTGATAAGGACCTTCATAAGTGATCGTCCTATCCAAATGCGCCATTTTAGCAATTTCTTTCAATCTCCTATTATATAAGGCTTTAAAACTTTCTTCATTCTTATATTTGACGAATTGAATGGACAATTCTTCTATTAGATGTGTTATTTCATCATTCAAACCGATATAAGCATTTGTTCCACACTTCTTAGTTTTCAATATAATGGTGTCGTCTTGTACTTTGTACTCACCTTTTAAAAGGTGAAGCAAATCACTACATCTTTGTCCCGTCAAAATTTGCAACAAAAATGCCTTCCGCCATTTGTCCAAATTTGGCTGCAGTGAAATTTCCTTCATTAATTTTATCTCGTCATCGAATATTTCTTGCCTCTTCATATCTTCCTTTTTTCTTTTGTCCTTTAATTTATTGAAGACAACAGGTGTTATGCCATACTTGTTGTTGATGGCAATATGGTCATTAATAAGCATTCTAATAAAAGCAACTTTCTTATTAATAGTAACATTACTTCCACCTTCTTTCAAAAGATAATTGGCATAATCATTCAGTGCCGCTTGGCTAAACGCCTTCGCACTGTCTTTCTTGAAGACATCCGTCACCCAATTCATCCACATCTTGCACCAAATTTCATAATTTGTCAAGGTACTTTTCGCAAAGGTATTTCTAATTAAATACTCGTCAAAAGCCTTCTTCATCATATTGGTGGCCTTTGGTGTCCGTTTTGAGTTTAAAAATTGCTTGGTTACTGTCATTGTAGTTTTAATTTCTGTCATATCTTTATTAATTTTAAATTTATTAAATTTTACAGAGCAATTATACAGGGACTTTTTTAAAACTTCAAACTTTAAACTGTTAATAATCATTAATGTTTTAATTGCCTCTTTGTTAGCTTCATCAGAAAATATTTTACTAATTATCGGTTCTTGTTTTTTCTTGTCCCATTGATTGGGCAATATCTTGCATCCCGTTGAAATCTTGGTTTGCTTGCAATTGCCTGTGCCATAAATCACCATATAAATAGGTGTAGGCGTTTTGCTTCTCGGACACCTTAAATTGAAGTTTACACTGATGTTGTTAGCACTCTGTTGATCACCAAAATTGTCCATAATTATTCACTTTAAAGTGGTTCTTAAAAGTGGTGATTATTTCACATATTTCTTTACAGACAATTTTACTAACTAATTGAATATCAGAATGTTTTAATATTTATACAACTTCCATATCAGAATGTAATTCAAGAAATTGTTAATGACACAAGGGTTGCAATAGAATCATCATTCACCCACGATTGCAAAGTTAAACGATTTCCCGCACATTCATTTCATTTTAGGATATATTTTTATAAACCAGAGAGGAACAACAAGGATGAATATGCTGCATCTTTGTTACATCCTGATACTTAACGCCTTGCAGATGAACCCGCAATCGCGCTGCAATAACGCCGTAAACGCAACGCGATAACGGCGTAATCGCCGGGCGTTTGCGGCGTAATCATCGGGCGACGAGGCGTTTTTCGCGACACGATGACGGCGTGGCGGCACGCATTTTTCCGGCTTTCGCTTTGTGCTTTCTCCTTTTTCATGTAACTTTGCATACATCTTTTATAATACCGCGACCAAACGAATAATCAACCGACAATATGGAATACAATTTCAGAGAAATTGAAAAGAAATGGCAAAAGCGATGGGTAGACCAGAAGACCTACAAGGTGACGGAAGACCCGGAACGGCCCAAGTTCTATGTGCTCAATATGTTTCCCTACCCCTCCGGCGCCGGCCTGCATGTGGGCCACCCGCTCGGATACATCGCAAGCGACATCTATGCACGCTACAAACGCCAGCAGGGATTCAACGTGCTCAACCCCATGGGCTACGATGCCTACGGCTTGCCGGCCGAGCAATACGCCATCAAGACGGGACAGCACCCGGCCATTACCACCGAGCAGAACATCAACCACTACCGCGAGCAGCTGGACAAGATAGGCTTCTCTTTCGACTGGAACCGCGAGGTGCGCACCTGCGACCCGGCCTATTATCACTGGACACAGTGGGCCTTTGAGTGCATGTTCGATTCCTATTTCGACACTGAACTGAACAAGGCACAGCCCATAGACGAGCTCGTCAGACACTTTGAGGAGCACGGAACAACGGGTGTGCATGCCGCCCAGAGCGACGAATCCGTGAACTTCACGGCCGAAGAGTGGCTGGCAATGGACGAGGCAGAGCAGAGCCGCACGCTGATGAACTACCGCATTGCCTACAAGGGCGAGACGATGGTAAACTGGTGTGCCGGGCTGGGCACCGTGCTGGCCAACGACGAAGTGGTGGAGGGCGTGAGCGTGCGCGGCGGTTTTCCCGTGGTGCAGAAGAAGATGAGCCAATGGTGCCTGCGCGTGTCGGCCTACGCCCAACGGCTGCTCGACGGTCTGGACACCGTGCAGTGGAGCGACTCCATCACCGAGACGCAGAAGAATTGGATAGGCCGTTCGGAGGGTGCGGAGGTGGAATTCAAAATTCAAAATTCAAAATTCAAAATTACAATCTTCACTACTCGCGCCGACACTATGTTTGGAGTGACGTTCATGGTACTGGCTCCCGAGAGCGAATATGTGGCTCAAGTGACCACCCCCGGCCAGCAGACCGAGGTGAACGAGTACCTGAACTACGTGAAGAAGCGCACCGAACTGGACCGCATGTCCGACCGAAAGGTGACCGGAGTGTTCTCCGGTTCGTATGCCATCAACCCGTTGACGGGCGAGCCCATCCCCATCTGGATCTCCGAATATGTGCTTGCCGGCTACGGAACGGGGGCCATCATGGCCGTGCCTGCCCACGACAGCCGCGACCATGCCTTTGCCAAACACTTCGGCTTGCCCATCATTCCGCTCATCGAGGGGGCCGACGTGGAGGAGGAAAGTTTCGATGCCAAGGAAGGCATTGTGGTCAATTCGCCCGCCGAGGGCAAGCAGAGCCTTGACGGATTCTCGCTGAACGGGCTCACCGTGAAAGAGGCCATTGAGGCCACCAAGCGGTTTGTTACAGAGAAAGGAATCGGTCGTGTGAAGGTGAACTTCCGCATCCGCGACGCCATTTTCTCGCGTCAACGCTACTGGGGCGAACCGTTCCCCGTGTACTATGACAACGGCATTCCCCGCATGATTCCCGAAGATTGTCTGCCCGTCGAGCTGCCCGAAATCAAGGAGTACAAGCCCACCGAGACCGGAGAGCCACCTTTGGGACGGGCCGAGAAGTGGGCCTGGGACACCGTGGCCCGTAAAGTCGTGGAGAATGCACGCATTGATCAGACCACCGTGTTTCCCATAGACCTCTATACTATGCCGGGCTTTGCAGGGTCGAGCGCCTACTACTTGCGCTACATGGACCCGCATGATGACCAGGCGTTGCTGTGCCAGTCGGCCGGTGAATACTGGCGCAACGTGGATCTTTATGTGGGTGGAACGGAGCACGCCACAGGCCACCTCATCTACAGTCGGTTCTGGAATAAGTTCCTGTTCGACCAAGGCGTGAGCTGCGAAGAAGAGCCTTTTCAGAAGCTCATTAACCAGGGAATGATCCAGGGGCGAAGCAATTTTGTGTACCGTGTGAACGAGTTGAGCACCAGCGACAAGCCGGTGTTCGTGAGCCATAACCTGCGTGAAGGCTACAAGGATGTGACGCCCATCCACGTGTGGGTGGGCCTGGTGAAGAACGATGTACTCAATGTTGACGAGTTCAGGAAGTGGAGCCCGGAATACGAGCACGCCGAGTTCATCCTCGAAGACGGCAAGTATGTCTGCGGCTGGGCCATTGAAAAGATGTCGAAATCGATGTACAACGTGGTGAATCCGGACGACATCGTGCACGACTATGGCGCCGATACGCTGCGCCTGTACGAGATGTTCCTCGGCCCAGTAGAGGCTTCCAAGCCTTGGGACACCAACGGAATCGATGGCTGTTTCCGCTTCCTCAAGAAGTTTTGGAGCCTATTTTGGGACAACCGCAGCGGACAATTCCTCGTGGACGACGCGGATCCCGGCAGGGAAAGCCTGAAGAGTCTCCACAAGCTCATCAAGAAAGTGACGGCCGACATCGAGGCTTTCTCCTACAATACAAGCATTTCAGCTTTCATGATTTGCGTGAACGAGTTGGGCCAGCAGAAGTGCCACAGCCGCGAAATCCTGCAAACTCTCGTGACGCTCATCGCGCCCTTCACCCCCCACATCGCCGAGGAACTGTGGCAGCAGCTGGGTCAGGAGGGCACCGTTTGCGACGCGCGGTGGCCCGAGTGTGACGAGAGCTATCTGGTGGAAAGCGAAATTCAGATGACCGTGAGCTTCAACGGCAAGGCCCGCTACCAGAAGATGTTCCCCGCTTCGGCCGCCAATGCCGACATTGAACAGGCTACGCTGGCCGACGAGCGCAGCACCAAGTTCCTCGACGGACGGCAGATTGTCAAGGTCATTGTGGTGCCGAAGAAGATCATCAACATCGTGGTGAAATAGTCATTCAGGAGACAACCCCTCTATTCCACAACCTCATAGCTCCATCAGGTATGACGATTAACCATCAGATTATATTCAATGAGGCCAAGGACTACGTGTTCATTACGCTTGGTCTCATGCTCTATGCCTTTGCCTGGACCACCTTTCTGCTGCCCTACGAGATAGTGACGGGTGGCGTGACAGGCATTTCGGCCATCATCTTCTACGCCTCCAGCATCCCCATTGAGTACAGCTACTTTGTCATTAATGTGGTTCTTCTGGTGCTGGCTTTGAAGATATTGGGCCTCAAATTCCTCATGAAAACCATCTATGCCATCTTTGCTCTTTCCTTCATTTTATGGTTGTCGCAGAAGCTGATGCCGGTGGATCAGAGCGGTCACTACGTGAAAATACTGGGCGAGGGGCAAGACTTCATGTCGCTGGTCATAGGTTGTATCATGACGGGAACGTCGTTGGCCATCGTGTTTATGAACAATGGCTCCACGGGAGGGACCGACATTATCGCGGCCTCGGTGAACAAATTCTACAACCTTTCACTGGGCCAGGTGCTCATTTTGGTGGATCTTTGCATCATCGGCAGTTGTCTTTTCATACCACAATTTGGCGACGGACTGGGTCGCATTCACAAGGTAGTGTTCGGCCTATGCACCATGGTGATCGAGAATTTCATGCTCGACTACGTGATGAATGCCCGACGGGAGTCGGTGCAGTTCATGATATTCTCCAAGAAATACCAGGAGATTGCCAATGCCATCGGCACCGAAATGGACCATGGCGTGACCATCCTCGACGGCCACGGATGGTACACCGGGCAGGAGATGAAAGTGCTTTGTATCCTCGCCAAGAAGCGGGAAAGCACCAGTATCTTCCGTCTTATCAAGCTCATCGACCCCAACGCCTTCGTGAGCCAGAGCTCGGTCATCGGCGTATATGGCGAGGGATTCGACAAAATCAAGGTGCGCCTGCCCAAGGACAAGGAGAACCAAGGGGCGCAGGAAGCATAGGAAAACACCAGAGAAGACCATTCATCGCATGAAAATCGTATTTGCAACAAACAACGAGCACAAGCTGCGCGAGATCCGAGAGATACTCGGACCCAAGTTCGACATCGTGTCGCTGGCCCAGATTGGCTGCCACGAGGACATCCCGGAGACGGGCCGAACGCTCGAGGAGAACGCCCACCAGAAGGCGGAATACGTGTTCGACCACTACCACATCAGTTGTTTTGCCGACGATACGGGGCTGGAAGTCGAGGTCCTCGGCGGGGCGCCGGGCGTGCATTCGGCCCGCTATGCCGAAAGCACCGACCACGACAGCGAGGCCAATATGGCCAAGTTGCTGCGTGAAATGACGGGCCAAGACAACCGTAAGGCCCGTTTCCGCACGGTCATTTCCCTCATTGTCATGGAGGGCGACAACCCGTTTTGCAGCCGCGAATACCAGTTCGAGGGCGAGGTGCGCGGGCGCATCGGCACCGAGAAGCAGGGCAGTGAGGGATTCGGCTACGACCCGCTCTTCATCCCTGAAGGCTACGACCGCAGCTTCGCTCAGCTGGGCGAGGAGGTCAAAAACCGTATCAGCCACCGGGCTCGGGCCGTCCGCAAGCTCGCCGAACACCTGCTGAACGGGTAGCCCGTTGCGTTCTCTTAGGAAAAGCCAACGCCTTATGGCGCAATAGTTTCGCGATTTTGGCGTTTGTATGGATGAACCATTTCATCCATACAAACATGCAACACCACAGCCATATTCCCGCCCCACGGCTTCTCCTACCCCACGGCCTGTCCACCCTTTCCCTCCTTTTCTCCCTTTTCCTGCTCTCCGCTTTCCCGGTTGCGACCGTGGCACAGACCGGCAAATGGAAGAATTACCTGAGCTATTACGAGCCCAACGAGATTGAAAAGGCAAACGAAAACCAGCTTTACGTGCTGGCGTCGGGCGGCCTCTATGCCTACAACCGCAGCGACCAGAGCCTCCAAACCTTCGATAAGACCACCGGACTCAACGACAGCGGCATCAGTCACATAGCCTGGTGCCAGGCTGCACGCAGGCTGGTCATCGTCTACGACAACTACAACATCGACCTGCTCTCGCCCCAAGGAACGGTCACCAACATGGCCGACTACATGAGCAAGTCGCTGGCCGTGGACAAAACGGTGAACAGTATAGACGTGACCGGCACCACGGCCTACCTCTCGACGGGCTTCGGCATTCTGAAGCTCAACGTGGCCCAAGCCGAAATCAGCGATACCTATCAGCTGGGATTCACCGTGGACTACAGCTATGTGGAGGGTAATTTCCTCTATGCAGCCAGCCACACCAACGGCCTCTACCGCGGTCTGCTCACGTCCAACCTGCTCGACAAAACCAACTGGACGCGCGTGGGCAACTTCACCGCACGCCCCAAAACAATGGATGCCGACCTGCTGGCCTTGGTGAAAACGCTCAGCCCCGGCGGCCCCAAATACAACTACTTCGGCTTCTCGCGCTTCTACGACGGGAAGCTCTACACCGTGGGAGGAGGCTATCCACCCGACGACGATCTCTTCCGGCCGGGCTGCGTGCAGGTGCTCGACGGCGACAAATGGACCATCTATGAAGACGGGCTGGAGGCCAAAACGGGCCACGCCTACCTGGACATGGGCTCGGTAGACGTGGATCCCCGAGACGCCAACCACGTGTTTGCATCGGGTCGGACGGGCCTCTACGAGTTCCGTAACGGCGCGTTTGTCGGAGAATACACGCCCGACAACAGCCCGCTGCGCGGCGCCGCCACTGTGAGTGCCACCAATAAAGAATACAACATTGTGCAGGGCATCAAGTTCGATGCCGGCGCCAACCTCTGGGTGCTCAACAGTCTCAGCGCCACCACTTCCCTGCTGAAATACTCCCACGACGGCCAGTGGGAGAACCTGCACAAGCCGGAACTCATGCACAACGGCTACTCGCTGGGCCGCCTCAACACCCCCATCATCGACAGTCGGGGCCTGCTCTGGATTCCAAACAACCATTCGGGCGCGCCCCAGGCCATCTGCTACCAGCCCGGCAACGACGCGCTGAAGTGCCTGACGAGCTTTGTCAACGAAGACGGAACCACGGTAAATGTGAGCTATGTGCGCTGCATCGCCGAAGACCGGGAGGGCAACATCTGGGTGTGCACCAATGTGGGGCCGCTGCTTCTGCCGCCCAACCAGATCACGGCAGCCAGTCCTGTCTTCACTCAGGTCAAGGTGCCGCGCAACGACGGCACCAACTACGCCGACTATCTGCTCGACAAAGTGGACATCTCCTGCATGGTAGTGGACCAGGCCAACCGCAAATGGTTTGGCACAAACAGCAACGGAGTGTACCTCATCAGCAGCAACAACCTGATGCAGATACAGCACTTCACCCGCGAAAACAGCATGCTCCTCTCCAACAACATTGAGTCGATTGCCCTCAATGAAGCCACAGGCGAGGTGTATATAGGCACCGGCAAGGGGCTCTGCTCCTATATGAGCAACGCCCCGACGGCCGCCGACGGCATGACCAAAGCCAGCGTTTACGCCTATCCCAACCCCGTGCGGCCCGACTATATGGGCGCCATCACCATCACCGGACTGGACGAGCGCGCCGACGTGAAGATTGTAAACAGCAACGGCACCCTCGTCTATGAAGGCCGTGCCAGCGGCGGACAATGCCGCTGGTACGGTCTCGACCGCGACGGCCGCCGGGTTGCCAGCGGCGTCTACATGGTCGAAGTGGCCACCGCCGAGGGCGAGAAAGGCGTTGTCTGCAAAATAGCCATCGTCAGATAATCCCACCAAGCTATCCACACCTTATTATATTCTTCTTTCCTTTCTTCTTTTTTAAAAAAGAGAAAAGAAGAATATAATATGCCGTGGATAAGTGGATAAATCACCGGCCAAAGCCTTGGCCGTTTGCTTATCCACGTTCGCACGGCGTTTGTCCATGGCCGGCGGTATATCTTTTGGCTCGCATTGAAAGGTTTACGGACTTATCCACACCGACGGAAAACAGTGGATAAGCATCACGTGGATAATTTTTGGACGTGGAAAACTGTGGATAATGGACAGTCTGCCACTGTATAAACCTATGGATTTCCACGCCCGACGGTGGCGGGG